CGTCACTAAGGCTGTCCCCTCGAACTTTATCCCAGTATCTATCTTTGTAGATGGGGGACACGTCCTCTATTGTGAGGCTCTTTATCTCTTCTTTAGTGACTTCTCGTCCTACCCAGTTCTCATAAGTCTTCTTGGTAACACCCATGTTAGTAGCGCCACCGTTATCGCGTGGGTCATCAACATAGCCACCTTCTGATTTAAGTATTTGTGCTAGACACTCAATCCAATTATCTTTCATTTTGCGACACCCTTTATCTTCTCGAAACTCCTGAGACCTGCCATCCCTAAAAGGGCGAACACCATCTCGAACAATGCTTCCTCTGGGAAAGTTGGCAGCGCCATGGTAGATCCCGAGATCGCTACCGCCCACTGCAAAAGTGGTTGCATACAGAAAAAGTAACAGACACCGACACCTGCCGACCAACCGATAAACGGTCGCCATCCGGCAACCCAGATAGACCTGTGTCCGGCTTCAACTTTGTTAGTCTCTGCTTGTAGTCTGTTGATCTCGTTGGCTGCAGTTACCAGTTCCATTTCGATCTTTTGTTTCGTTAGTTCAGCGGCTGCTCTGTCTGGAACCATCTTATCGACAATACCCAAGACATTCGGCAAGACTGACGTCAATGCTGCTATCATATGCTTTCCTTTATTGTGTGGCGAAGAAGTAGAAAGCGACTCCGGCTCCTGTGATTCCGGCTAGGACAATCATTGCAATCGTAATCGCCTCAATCATCTCTTGTCTTTCTCTCTCCGCACGAAGACGCTCTTCTTTTCGCTTGCGTCTTGCTTCTGCTTGGTAGTTCATCCAATCCTCTTTTAGACCTGCGCGACCTTGGTAGATCATCACTTGGATTAGATCTTCTTCAGTCTCTTTGATTTTCTCTAGCGCAAGAAACTCTTCCAGATCTTGCGCCTGAGTTTGTTTTAACTGAGCCATGAACCCAGTTCTTTTTTTGTGTACCTTCTCCTCAAGTGCCTGTTTGCTTGCAACAATGGTCCCGATCTGTGAAGCACAGTCGGCTAAAGTTCTTCCGTTTTGGAGGAAACTTTTGACGGTCATAAAGGCAGCGTTACAAGCGGCCAATTCCGCTAACATTTTACTAGTTATTTTCCTTTGTAGCCATCCTGTGAACATCTTCCCTAATGGCTTTTATGTTTTCATCTATCCGCGCCATCGCAATCGCTTGGGAAAAAACTATGTCTTCTAGTTTGTCCAGGCGGTTGCCTAAGTCACTTAATCTGTCGTTGTTTTTTTCGATGTCCCCATACATCATTGACACCACCCAGACGATCGCTGCGCCTTGGGTGATTAAACCGATGATGAGGGTGATTGGGACACTTTTTGATAAGTGCCAACTATCGTCAGGTGATGTCATTAAGTGGTCCTTTTATCTAAAGTTTGGCCCCTCGAACCAAGCAACTAAAGATCGCCTAGTCCCAGTTGTTATTGGATTGACCCGATGCTGAAGGTAACTTGGAAAAACTAAAACAGTTCCTTTGGCCTTAGAAGACACAACGTCAGGGCTTTCAGTTTCTGTAAATTCGAAACTGCCACCTTCATATTCTGATGGGTCTGATAGTTGGACCGTTACTGATAGTTTGCGGTCAAAGCCATCGGACCTACTCCAATCAATGTCGTGGTGGAGACCATAGTGACCCTTCTCATCAGCATGGTACTCAGTGTATTGGACATCGGCTTTGTTATAGATGCTAAAATGGAAAGCGTTTTGATTAGCAAGATTTACATATTCAAATAAAGTATTTCTAACCCAATCATGTTGGCTCATCCAACTGACACGACTACTTCTGACACTTTCGTCATCGCCACCAAATGTTTCTGCTTTCTGTGTATCACCTGCAAGCGTTACAATAGTATCTATAACATTGTCTGGTAGGTTAGCGGTCCATAGTTGCCAATTTTGTCTAGTTGCTGTCATTGTGCTCTTCCTTTTGACCTACTTATTCTATCGTTAGTCCTGCAGGTTGAACCGCTGATAACTCAGTAGGTGTTGTGGCTGCGTCAATTCTAGGATCTGCAGGAGCATCACGAAGAGCCTGTTTGTCTGCTGTGATCTGTACTGTACTAGCACCTGTCTCTAGCGCCTTCATAAATGCAGTATCTAATGAAGCAAAAGGCTCAATACGAGCAAGACGTATCTTGTCACGCCAGATGTCTCTCGCCGCTTCCATATCCACAGAAATAACTTCTGTTTCTGAGTTAGCCTCCCAAGCACTGCGAAAGGTTCGTTCAGTTGGGACTGTGTAATCAGCGGCATCATATAATGTAGCGCCGATTTTAATTAGTGTTTGACTCATGCTGCTATCCTCCAAGCGTTGCGAAACTGCCTATCAGAGGGAACATCCTCTGTTTTGACAATCCTGAACATTGGCCTGTTGTATTCCTGCGACCAGATGTGACGAGGAATGTCTTTCATAATTAAATACTCCAGTGCTTCCTTCTCTGACAAAGGGCCAATACGAGGTGCAGTCCATTGTGCTTCATATTTTTTTTGGTCATGCTCAAAGGTGTCGTGACGACCCTCTTTGATGGCCTGTTGCTCATCGTCCTGCAATGCCCAATATACAGATATAGGTGGGAGTTGTCCTGACTGAGCCTCTGCAAGCCAAACTTCGTCAGGAACTAATACCATTACTGGTTGCTCTGGTTGCTTTGGGTCTTCAAATATAACACGGTAATTACTCATAATCATTCCACAGCACGAACTGAAACATGAGCAACATCGTAGAATGTTGCTTGAGTAGTGAGCACTCGCGTTTGATAAGTGTAAACTCCAGCCGATGGTACATCTAAGTTAACATCACCTCGTGCACCTACAGTAGTCGAATACCCTGCTACACCGCCTACTGAGTAATTTGCAGATGAAAGGCTGCTTGAAATGTTTACGCCATAGTTTCCTGTGCCATAATCTGTAAGGCTAGAAACATTGTACGACCTTCTAATAGAAATGCTTCCATTCCCATTAAAGTTTACCCACATCTTTGCAAGGCCAGACCCTGCAGGACCAGTTGGACCTGTCGGGCCAGTTGGTCCAGTTGGTCCAGTTCCACCAGAACTTCCGGTGCTTCCAGTAGGCCCTGTGCTTCCTTGCGGACCTTGAGGTCCTGTTGGGCCAGTGCCTCCTGCCGGACCTTGGGGTCCTGTTGGGCCAGTGTTCCCAGTAGGCCCTGCCGGACCAGTGCTTCCTTGCGGACCTGCCGGACCTTGAGCGCCATCTGCGCCGTCTGCGCCGTCTGCACCTGCAGGACCTGTCGGGCCAGTAGGCCCTGTAGGACCTGTCACTGAGTTTCCTTGAGGTCCTGTTGGTCCTGTTGGACCAGTAGGACCTGCTGCACCTGCGGCACCATCACTGCCGTCTGCACCTGCAGGACCAGTAGGCCCTGCCGGACCAGTAGGGCCAGTTGGGCCTGCGGCTCCATCATTGCCATCTGCACCTGCGGCTCCTGCGGCTCCTGCCGGACCAGTCGGCCCTGCCGGACCAGTAGGCCCAAGTTGTGAAATTGCAGCCCAAGAGGATCCTGTATAGTACTTCATGTTTCCTGAAGTAGAGTTGTGGTAGAGATCCCCTGCAGTTAGAGCGTCTCCATTACCGTCCACTGATGGGTCACTCGATGCTGATCCCAAGTAAAGTGCGTTAAAGTTGTTGAGGGCAGTTTCAGCCCCAGTTTTCGCAGTCTCAGATGCTGTCTTTGCTGTCTCAGATGCTGTCTTTGCTGTCTCAGCGGCTGTTTGGGCAGTAGATGCAGACGTAGCACTTGCTGCAGCATTGGTTGCACTAGTTGCTGCATTAGTCTCACTAGTTGCTGCATTCGTTGTTGAAGTTGCTGCGTTAGTCGCTGAAGTAGCCGCTGCAGTTGCTGAAGTAGACGCTGCAGACGCACTTGTAGCCGCCGCTGTAGCCGAAGACGCACTATTTGTCTCGCTAGTAGCCGCGTTGACCTTAGAAGTATTCGCAGCCGTGGCACTTGCGGCACTATTTGTCTCGCTAGTAGCCGCATTGGTTTCAGCAAGTTCACTAGCAGTCTTTGCAGTTTCAGAAGCAGTCTTAGATGTCTGGGCTGCAGTGGCACTTGCGGCACTATTTGTCTCGCTAGTAGCCGCGTTAGTTGCTGAAGTTGCTGCATTCGTTGCTGATGTGGCAGCATTAGTTGCCTGAGTTGTAGCCAGTGTAACCTGTGCGGCGCCGTTTGTAGTAGCCAGTCCGGCCTGAGTTGTAGCCAGTGCAACTTGGGCTTCACCGTTGGTTGTAGCCAGTCCGGCCTGAGTTGTAGCCAGTGCAACTTGCGCTGCACCATTTGTTGTGGCTAATGCTGCTTGGGTCGCTGCAGTAGTGGCACTGTTAGAAGATGCTGTGGCACTGGTAGCAGATTCAGTAGCTGATGTTGCGGCAGCGGCAGCACTTGTAGTCGCTGAAGTTGCAGAAGCGGCTGCGTTTGTCTCTGAGGATGCTGCATTTGCTTCTGAAGCAGCGGCTTTATTGGTACTCGATTGAATCGCATCTGTGTTTGTACTAGAGATTCCGGTCTGAGAATAGAAAGATGATGCCATGGCTGTTAATCTCCATAGACTACTGTTGGTCGCATTACCTGACTTATGCCTGACTGCTCTGCAGAATTACTTTGTTCTTGTAGTTCAGCAAGGAACTGTCCTGACTTCTGTTCAAAGATAGCCGCTCTCTCATCCATAAAATAATCTGCAGCATAAGAAAGTGCAGTGTATGTAAGTATGTCTGATGCTATGGCAGTAAGAGCATTTGTGTCAGAATCGTTTACAAGGTTTGGGAACTCAGCATAGTAGTCTAAGTATACTGTTCCTGTGGTAGGTTGAGGATGTAAGAGGATCTTACTTAGTTGACGACACATCTGTCTCGGCACGCCCTGTTCACCAGTCTTCTGTGCTTGGAGCATCTCGTGATGTGGAATCCGTGTAAGAGCAACGCCATCCATGTAGACACTTATTATTTCAAGTAAGTTTGTAGGATAAGTGATCTCACCAGTTTGACCTGAGATATTGTAACTCTGTTGAGCCTCTTGTGCAGGGGTCCTCAGTACTCGGGATATTCTAGTAGTGGCTTGGTCGATGAAGGTATCGGCAAGAGTATCAGAGCAATCACTGCGATTTAGAAGGGCCTTAAAGTGCGCCCTGATTTGTCCTTTGTTCATTTAGTACCTCTTAGATTTAGTCACTTTCTTCTTTTTCTTCGTGACCTTCTTTTTCTTCACAGGCTTTTTGGCAGTCAGTGCCGCTTTGCGGAATGCAGCGTCAGTCGGAGCGCCCTTGTCGCCCTTCTTTCGCATAGGCTTTCCAGACTTGCGGCGTTTGGCGATGTTCTCGTATAGGCTCATGTCAGGTCCTCCTAGTTTTCATTGCTTTCTTTTTCGCAGTGGGGCTTAATTGATTTAAGTGGAACAAAGGTTTGCTAGTTGCGGTATGTCTTGCACCAGTGTGCATCATACCGTTTGTCATTTTGTGCATAGAACCTTTATGCTCAGTTCCACTTCTTAAATAGTGTTTTACACCTTTTGCCATGTTATGCCCTTTTCGACTTGGCACCACTGCACTTCCATCTCTTTCTCGATAGGTTCAGCGGTGAATTTG